ACATAAATCATATTTCCAGAGTATTTTTCAATTTCTGGATTAGAAACTCCCTTAGTAAATGATTGACCAAGGTAATAGGTTCTATTATTTATTGAGGTTGATAGGCCTGCGAATGTGGTGCTTATTGATAAATTAGAACTACCACCCACAATTGTTACATTACCACCAGCACTCGGATCTGCAGTAAATCTTGTTGTATTGTATCCATAAATTGCAGCAGTTGCTGTTTGTGCTGTTCCAACAGTGTTAAAACCAGCGATAGTTCTATCTTGCCAGTATTTTAAAACACCAGTAGTTTGATCATATGCAATGACCTTTCCATAAGCAGTAACACCAGTTCCAACTGTTTGTTGAACTAAACTATCTGCAGTAAATGTAACAGAACTGTATCCAGTTCCTGATAATCTTAATCCATATGCAGCACTTGCTTTATCTAATGTAAGTAACTGATCAGAACCAAATGCTTTAGGATTTTCTATTATACCTATTCTAGCAATCTGGTTTCCTGTTATAAAGTCTGGGTTTTCAGCATCATTTTCAATTCTTGCATAAAGTAAAGCATTGGTTGCACCTAATTCTCTGTATATATCAGCACCATGACCACCTGGTGGTGGAATAATAACATCTAAGGTTGGTGGAGAAGTTGGCGTAGGAATAGATCCAGCAACTAAATCAACATTACCATATGTATATCCATATCCTTCGTTTGATATAGTAACACTTTCTATTTGTGCATCATTATTAACAACAACAGTGCACTCAGCATTAAATCCATCACCCTTAATTGGAACTCTAGTATAAGTTTGGTTAGCAGTTCCTATACCAGTTCCTCTATTCTTTACGACAACAATCTTAATTCCACCGTCAACTGCATTATTTTTGACAGCACCATCTGCAGCATTATCACCCCAGTTTAGTGGAACTGGCATAAAATCAGTAGCATCAAATTTAATTAAATCTGCTGGTTTAATAGTATACAAATACTTCCATATGTATCCATCACCAGATGTACCCGCAGTTCTTGGTTCTAAATCTGTAAAGGTTGGCTCGTCTAGAGAAGGTTTGCCATCAGGTGTTTCTGGTGTTGTTCCGTTCTGTAAGCAGATATAAACTCTAAAATCACTGTTAACAATAAAGAAGTTTGCAGTATATAATGATGTTCCACCAGAGTTTGGTGGTGCATTAGAAATACTATAATCGTGTCTGTAATAATCGTATGTTGTTCCTGAGTTCCAATTTTGTTTAGGAACTATTTGTTTTACATCAGCAGCAGTTATTTTCTTTACAGCAAGCATACTATCGTAATAGTCATTCATATTATTAAAATTATCAACAGGTGCTGGAGGATTTGAATCCCATGTTGATGAAATACTTGTTGGATTTGGTAATCCTACAAATGCATAATATGAATTAGTCGAAGTGGATACACCAGCAACGAAGTTTTTTGCATTTAATATTCTTATTTGATCAGTTATGATTGCCGACATGAACTTGTGTTACACTTTTTTTATTTATTTAGTCAACATAGTTCTCAGATTTAAGAGCTATGGTTCTCTTGACCTGAGGCCCAGTCTTAATACCAGTAACACCATTGGTAGTGTTAACAGTATATGCTTGTGCCAATTGCCTATCTTTTAGTTGTAATCGACCCCAACTAAACTCACCAATAAATGACGTAGATAGACCTTGATTTAATGTAGAATAACCAACAGTATTCTGCA